GATACATTTACACAGTATTGATTCTGTTCAGATCGTTTAACGAAGTGTGTAAATAGATTGTTCTCTTCCGTTACTGGGTCTTGCGTGCTTAGCTTCGTATCTAATAGCTTCTTTGTGTATGTAGTAGGTGGTCTTTTAACTAACCCCTCAACAACAGTAGCCCAAGCATTTATTTGTTCGTCACACTGACCGGGATACCTGAGATTGTCAGGCTGTTGTGATACGCCCTGTGCGAGATTCGGTACACTGTTTACTAACAGAGGCATCTCTTATCTGTCTAATACTCTTAGTACGCTGTAGTGGTCAAAGATAGTTCTGTCTGCATTTTCAGAGTCACTATCAATCGCCCGTGCTTTCGCTTCGATCTCATCCCGCAAAGCAAACCCTTCGATCTCCCTGCTTCCTAAGAATCGATTAGCAAAGATACGAGCAGCTTTAACTGTTATGTAGTGACGGAACTGCTCAGGCATATCTGTAAATGCTAACTCAAAAGTAATGGAGGCTTTAACCTCCTTGGTCCATACATCCGTGTGATTCTTTCTGTCGTATAACAAAAGTCCACGTTGTACTGGATCGCTGTCTGTATAAATTTCTGGGTCTAAGTCTACCCGAAGCGTATTGCTTGGTAAGTTAATCTTAGACGTGGAAGCATCAGGAGTAAGTACGTACTCGTGCTCCGTATTAAAGTGCCAACCCTCTGACTGTACGGCTCTACTGGTTTCGTCGAGGACTGCTTCTGCTTGAACGACTGATACAGGAACGGCTGTACCTCCGAGAGTATTAACCGGGGCTTCCCCGATAACACTGATCATTGTATTTACTGCATTTAGTTTAGTCGTCAGAGCCATGATAAGTATAGATAAAATAATCAGTGGAGGGGAGCGGAACGAATCACAGACCTCCCCAACACCGAGAGAAGAGCGTTACGCTACTAGTTCGATAGCACACTCAGGACGGAGAACTCCGTGACCCATAGCATACTTAGCGACAAACAACGTACCTTGACGCTCGATCTGATACTCCGATTCGGTAGCAAGATCAAGCAACTTAACGGTTCCAACTGCAGCAGAGTGGGAGATAATCCCGAAGCTGTTACGGAAGTCACCATTGTATCCAACACCGCTCACACCAAATACATCATTGGCAGAATCTCCGTCTCCGGAAGAAACAGCACTGAGGTCAGTTGATGGAATGTGGTTGGATTTGTAGATGCTGATACCAGCGATCTGAGGAACAGTACCTTGAGCGATGCTTCCTTGACCTCCGATGTCGGCGTTAACAGCAGACAGAAGGTTGAAGCTGTTGGAGCTGTCAGCACCAGTTACTAACTTGTAGTACTCTTGTGGGCGAAGAACGCAGAAACGACCGTCCGAAGGAACGTCATTCTCGTCGAGCTTTTGAGCAGCGGTGAAGAAAGCAGCAACTAAATCAGCACCAGTGAAAGAAGCTGGAGTACCAGCAACGCCGGGAGCTGAGAAGTCGTTGTTAGGGATGTCGAGCTGTCCACCTGCTTTTCCTACTTGAGACAAGTTAGCGGATTGACGAGCAGCTGCCATGAACACTTTAGCAAGAGCAGTGTCGAAACGGACGGCAAGAGCTTTACCCAACTCGTTAGCGTAAACGCTGCGGATGTCGTAGTGGTTCTTTACGTCGTCGATGTTAGCTAAGAAAGTGGAAGCAATAAGCATCTTATCGATGTTAATGATCTTCTCAGTTTTCTTGATGTCGCTGAGGTAGCTGTTTCCACCGTCGGCAATGTTTTCACCGGGAGTGTGGTAAGCAGCAGAAGCGATACCAGTTACTGGGAACTGAGCAGACTTTCCGCTTTCGATTGTTCTGATGGTGTGTAGTGCTTTGAAGACGTTAGACTCTTCGAAGGTTTGCAGGATTTCTCCGCTGAACTTCTTGAGAAACAACGCATCGTTATCGGATCCGCCTTCAATAAGACCTACACGACTGGGGGAAGTATTTCCGTTTGCCATAATATATGATCTCCTATGTTAATTAATTGTGAATATGTGTTTGATTACCAGTGACTTTCACACCTTTCGTCTTCACAGGATTGTCCGCCGCAGCGGGTCGAGGGACTAGTTGTTGCTAGTTGTCGATTAAATTTATCTATTAGTAAAGAGGAAAAGTTCTTGACTGTCAACCTCTTCGACCGCTTGGACCAAAGTAGAAACCAAGGATACAAGGCAATATTACCGTGCATCCCATAAGGCTGATGTGTCCAGAAGAAATAGTGAGTGGCTCTTGTGCTGCTTGCCAACTGATGAGTCCAAAGAAAATTTCGTTGATGCCTTCTCCGTTTGCATTGGTGATGGTAACGATCTCTGCGGATGGGAAGAGGGTGCAGAGGATGATACACGCACAGAGCGTAGACACCCCGATAACAGCAAGAATACGACGAGTAAAAGAAACAAACTCCCCAGTACCGCTTTTAGCGAGTTCAGCTTGTAGTCTAAGGAAATTATCAGACGCACGAGCTTCTCTCGCCATTTCAAGATCATGCTTGTTCTGACGGGCTTCGAATATATAACCAAACACACCCTTAAGAATCGCCCCCATAGCAGTGCTACCACCGCCCGTGATAAATAACATAAGTAATTCACCCATCTCATTGTCCTTTCATTAAATGATTTTCCAATTTGTCACGCAATCTGTCTAATTCTTTTTCAAGATACCGTATCCGTTCAAACTGTTGATGGTCAGATGTTATAGGTGAGTCTTGCATTTCCAACAGATGATCGAGGTCTGCTTTAGATTGTTCTGCAAACTTCTCAAGATGCATCATCCGTGCTGACAAGTCTCCTAATAACGTACCCTCATGCTGTACACGGTCTAAGCTACTATCCAGTACCATCAACTTATTCCACACTACAGAGTATCCCCAAACACAAGTTCCGACTATAGCTATCACTTTAGCCATGAACGCAAGGTTTGCTTTTACCTGTACGTTATCTCCTATCTCTGTTGCCATGTTCTTAAACATAACGAAAAACCCCTAGTGTCAGCAAACCAATAAACCAACACTAGGGGCACTATACCTTATGAATGAATAAACAACTTATATATTGCTCACAGAAAGTCTTCTGTCAATCTCTTCGTGATACGCTTTATCTCCACTTTTATATCGTGGATCAGATTGAGCACGAGCTAATTCTTGCATACTTTTAAATGGCATGGTTGATACACCAGATACTGCACCTTGTGTAAGCTTAGGCTTTGCACCCACTTCGTTTTGATAACGTGCGTACAGTCCTTGAACTGCTAACTTAGCTTGCGAAATTGAACCCCCGGTGACGACCTCATCAAAAGCATCGATTTCTTCTTGTGGTAAATTCTCGTTCGCCCACTCAGCCATCGCATCGTAGTTGCCTTGAGCCACGCTTTTGATTTGTCCTTCTTCAGATTGTAACAATGCTTGCTGACCAGCTGCGTAGCTGTCAACTAAATCTCTGGGTAATCCGGCTTTCTCTAAAGCGTTATAAGTTTCCTCACTAAGTTGGCCGTCGTTTTCAAAGAACTCTTTACTTGCCTCCGCAACTGCTTTGTACGCTTCACTAGTGTTCTCTTCAGTTTGTTCCTTTTCGTCCTCAGCTTTCTCTTCAACTTGTTCAGACTCTTCCGTATCTTCTTTAGGAGCTTGTCCAAGTTTCTTTTCCAACTCGGCGTACGCTTGTGCCATGTCTTCCGCACTCTTGAACTTTTCGGGGAGCCATTCCGGGCGGTCGCTTTGGTCTTGCGGTAATTCCTCTTCGGTGACGGGTCTCTCTTCTGGTTCGATTTCGCTTGGTGCTTTCTCATTAATCTCTACTCGGTGTAATTCAGCCATTTGTTATTCCTCTTGAGGTGGTTGTTGTGATGCCATGTACTGCTCCTGTGCGGCGTTGATGGCGGGTCCGACTGCGGGTGCTCCGAGCTTCTGTGCCATCTCCATCATCTGTTGCTGTTGCATAGCTTGTTGAATTTCTTCCTCCGTCTTAATCAATCCTTCCGTCTCGATACCTAAAGCTGTAGCACGACGCTTGAAGTAATCACTGACGTTTAAGTATTGAGTGACGGCTTGTGGTCCTACTACTTGGTTCGCTCCAGCAAGGAACATATCTAATCTATTCAGATCATTACCACGACCAAGAGCTTCCACTCCTGTAACAATAGTAGGTTTAACGATGTCCTTTGGTATCTTAGGTAATCTCTTACTCTTAGACATCTTATCCATTAAACGACTGACGATGGGTAGCTGTAGCTCCTGAGATAACAAAGAGTATAGACCACCTAATGCAGCTTCTAACTCTTGACTGAGCATTCTTATCTCCTCAGCTGTTACTCGTTCTGCATCTCTAACTACTCCAGATGTCAGTAAAAATGCTTGGCTTAATCGGTCTGTTATACCAGCCATAGTAGCTTGAGCAGTACGGAAGTCATTGAACTTATTAAGTTGTAACACCGATACATCTGCTTCACTACCTTGTACGATTGCACCGTTGGGTGCTTCTGCTAAAGTTCTTGATCTTGTTGTACCGTTCGGGTTGACCATGAACAATACCTTCGCAGCTGCTGCACTACCTTCGACAATCGCTTTTGTAAGTGCTTCCAACGACTTGAGGTCACCGAGGTACTCCTCAACAAATCCTCTGCCGTAGTCCTCTCCATCAATCTGGGTGTAACGTAATGGGAGCCACGGGGACTTTTCAATCGGATACTTACCCACACTTTCTTCGATGAGCATACCCTTGACGTCTTGGTAAACATTGAAGTGGTCATCTTCTCTAACTACTGCTGTGTATAAATCACAACTGTTCTCTTTCTCTTGACGATATACTTCCTCTCTTACGGATTCAGGAAGCATCATAGGAGCTACTGTTTCTTTAATAGCTATGTGTGTAACGTTACCCATTGGGTCCCTCTTCACTACATAACGATCCAGCTTGAACACTCTCATACCACCCTCATCAGGGAGATATAACAAAGAGTTACCAGTAACAAGCAAGTTCTTGAGTGCTTGGAAGATACCGTTCCTGAAGTTCTGTACTTCTACTTCCTGTGATACACTACGCTCTACATCAGCTAATGCTTTCTCTAAGTCAGTACGTAGTTGTTCTGCTCCTTCTACACCGAGGTCTTCCTTTGCTTTGTCTAACTCATAGCGATCTATAACAAGACGAAAGAATGGAGCGTTAGGTGGAAGCAGTGCAAGCAATAGCTTACTACTTAGATTTAATACTCCTCTAGCTCCGATACCTTGGTACGGTGTGTAGTACTTAGTAGCGTAGTTGTGACCGTCAGGTGGTAAGACATAAGGAAGTGTAAGCTCAGAAGATGTACGTCCTCTGTCTAAGAATGACCACCGCTGGTTCTCCAACGAATGATATAGCCCTTGGGCTGTTTCGTGCATACCGTTTAGATGTCGTCTTCGCTCGTCCACTCAGGGCCACTCAAGATGCTTAGTATCTCTTCGTGTGTGTACTCCGTCTTACCGAGCAGAAAGAATGGTTGTGTGCCTTCGTACTTAACAATAGTTTTACTACCG